GTTAAAAATAATTGTAGATGTAAAATGTGGTATGCTAGAATTGATGTAGAAAATCAAACCTTTGTAATTGAAGATAAGGAAGGAAATATTATAGCTGTTCGGACTATGTCTAATGCTATTTTACCTAATCCAGGTAGAGAAGTTTTAATGAGTAGAGCAGCAAATGTAACTGCTTGGAATAGAATCTATGATTTAGTCCGATGCGCTAATAGGGGAAGTATTTAATTTTTCTAACTTTTTTAACGATAAAAATAATGGAGAGAATGAAATGAACGAATGGTTAAAATTCAAGTCATATGAGGATTGGAAAGAAAATAGATGGCATCCTCGAACCCCTATAAGTGCGCATTTGATTATGCAAGTTGAAGGTTGGCAAAGACTTGGAAAAACTGGAATAAGTTATAGGTCAGTTTATAAGTTGCCGGATGGTCAATTGTTTGAAGAGGGTTTAGGTAATGATGGGGCATGTTATCCTATAGATGAAAAGAGACTTGAAGAAATTCATTTTAGAACAGAATAAGTGATTGTTTTATATAAAGAAGTGTGTTATAATAAAGTATCAATATTGATACTTTATTTTCTGTTTAAGGACTAGAACATGAACCGACTAGATCATTTTAAGAACATGGCTAAAATGTTTTCTACTATTCCAGGTGTAGGAATTGGAATAGGAATTGCTGAGACAGTAGTACCAACGCTAAGAGAAAGTTTACAATTACCGCAAAGTGCGTTGGTAATAATTTATATTGTTTGTGTTATCGCTCCTACTGCTTATTTAGTGTGGCAAATACCAAATAAAAATCCTAGTAGTATTGAAACTTATACAGAAGAGTTGAAAAATAAATTAGAGGAAGAGTTAAAGAAAGAATGAAATTGTACCTAGCAGGATGCGAACAGAAATATCATTATCTTGATGGGCTAGATAATGTATCAATTCTTGTCTCTTATTGGTGGTATAAAAAGAATAAGAAAACTCCTGACGATTTGATTAAATTTTGCAAAGAAAGAAATATACCAATCTTTATGGATAGCGGCGCATATTCAGCTATGACTATAGCTGCAGAAATAAATGTTGATGAGTATATTGAATTTCTCTTAAAGTACCCTGATTGTTTTGAATTGATCGCCTCACTAGATGTTATTGGAGATCATGAAGCCACTAGAGAAAATCATCTTAAGATGAGGCAAGCAGGAATTAACTCTATAACTAGTTTTCATGTAGGTGAACCTTGGGAAGTGTTAGAGGAAATGTTGAGAGAAGAAAACTATATAGGTATAGGTGGATTAGCTTCTAAAGCAACAAGAAGCGATAAAGCTTTAGAAGTTTGTTTTAGATTAAAAGATGAAATAAATCCGAATTGTAGACTTCATTGTTTTGGAGCGACTAGTCCACAAACTGGATTGAATTATGATTTTTATTCAATGGATAGCACAGCTTGGATTTATACAGCTTCTAAATTTGGCAGGGCTATTTATCGACAAGAAGATAAAATTACTTGGGTACATTTGAATAATAAAACTGATTTCAAGACTTATTGGCCTTATCTGAAAGATGAAATAGGAGAAGGTTGGATTGAGGGAGAAGGCCCTACTAAAAGCTATGAAAAAATAGTAGCTCGTTATAACGCTAAGAACTTACTCGAACTTTATAAGATTTACACTTATCAGCCACTAGCTAAAATGGAGAGTATGTTTTGATTGCGATTGTAGCATGTGGGGAAAAGAAATCACCTTATCCGGTTAAAGCCCGATATATGTATCAAGGCTCATATCACAAATTGTGTCTGAATTACGCTTTAACTTTAACCGCTAGGGTTTATATTCTCTCAGCTAAATATGGATTGTTAGACCTAAGTGAAATTATTGAACCATATAATGTTAAAATGGACGATAAAAATTCTGTAAAGATTGATTTTATTCGCCAACAAGCAGAAGAATTAAATCTTTTGAATGAGAAAGTTATAGTGTTAGGGGGAAGCGAATATGTGAAAATTTGTAGTAAAATATGGAAGGAAATAGAAACTCCTCTTAAAGGTAAAGGGGGATTGTTACAACAATTAAAATGGTTAAATCAGCAATTGAAATCAGAGTTATTCTAGGGGGAATTATGAAATATATTTATTTGATCGGATTTATAGGTACAATCTTTCTGGCAAATTGGCTCATTAAAAATGTAGGTTTATTTTGTGACCCTGTTTGTGTTATTCCAGTATGGCCTAGTATTTATGCGCCCAGTGGGGTATTGGCTATAGGGTTAGGATTTACTCTTAGAGATTTAGTACAAAGGTATCTCGGAGTAAATTGGACTTTGATAGGAATTGGAATAGGGGCATTGATTTCAGCTTTTATAGATCCTTATTTAGGTATAGCATCAGGAACAGCATTTTTACTAAGCGAACTCTTAGACCTGTTTGTATATACTCCCTTGCAAGAAAGAAACTTAACCCTAGCCGTTCTAGCCTCTAATCTTGTTGGATTGGTAGTCGATTCTATTGTTTTTCTTTATTTGGCAGGGATACCAATGGAATTTTTAACAGGTCAAATTATTGGTAAATTAGAAATGACTTTATTAGTATTACCTATTATTTGGTTATTCAGACATCGAAAAGATCAAATAACTATTGCGTATAGTAATTTTTAACGTTAAAAAAGTTAGAAAAATGTATGAAATAACTAACCCTGCTATATGGTGTAGAGATTGTCAAAGTGGAAGATGTTATAAACATTCCATGATTGTGACAGATATTTATAAAGAAAATATAATTGATTTCGACTATCCCGGTAAACCTATGAGGATTGATATGGTTAATTTATTCGATAGAGAACAAAAGATAAAGGCTCTTAGGGGGAAATATCCCAAAAGTAAAATGGGTAAAATATCAATTGAGAAATTAGCTCATTTTAACTGCCCTGACTGTTCTAAATGGTTTTCAATAGGCGATGCTCCAACAGATAAAATTCAATGGGTATGCCCCTGGTGTTTTGAAGTAAATGAATATAAGGTGGAAGAATGACAGAAGGAACTAAATTGGTAATAGAATTAGGAGTAAAAGAAGGCAGTCAAAAATATTGTTATGCTCCTCCCAGTTCTAAGTTATATGAACAAATAGCAGAAACAAAAAAGTTAGTTGAACTTTACATTGAAGCAATCCAGGCAGGGGAATTAAAAGAAGTTCAAATGAATTCAGATTGGAGTATGTACATACTTTTGTAATGGAAAGAATGACAATTAAAGAAGCTATCAAAAAGATTAAATCCTACAATCTAAGAGTATCATCACTTCAACTATATGAAAATGGTGAACTTTATATATGTGTGGGTAAATCTGATGAAGATGAATATATTGAATTTATAGGTCAATTAGGAATAAACGATTTAACTTTTATGTTGAATGTTAGGGGGATAAATGCCAAGTCCTAATGATTATGGTAGTTATTATTTTTGTGTAAAAGTTCCTAAGACAATCTCAAAAGATGGTGAAATATATGTAAGGGCTGATACTGTAGAGATAACTCCTACAGGAGATTTATCTTTTACTCCAAGACAAAATGATGAAAAGAATAGACCTTCGTGTTTACTTATTGCGTCTGGAAAATGGATAGCTGTTTATCTGGCTTCTCATTTAGACGGGAGTGCCGTTGCTGTTGAATATTGGGAAAGTGAAGTTAATAGGAAACATGGGACTGATTAAAGATATACTTTACATAATAAAGTCTTATCTTAGAGCTAAGAATTATACTAAGATGATTAAGAAGAAATACAAGACTTGTTGATTTTTGTTTGTATTTATTTGTGGATATTTGTTATGGCTTTAACTACTAAACAGGAAATATTCAAATATTATTTACTTATATGTTGGGATGCAACAAAAGCGGCTAGACTTGCAGGCTATTCTTTTCCTAATCAACAAGCTACACGACTAATGAAAATACCTGAAATTAGACAGGCAGTTGAAGATGAAAAGAAAAGACTTCAGTTAACTAAAGATGAAATATCTTTAGCTTTTTCTCAAATTGCAAATGGTGATTTAGGTGATTTTTCAAATGTATATTCTATTTCTGATTTAGCAGATCATCCTAAATCCAGATTGGTTAAAAAGATAAAAACAACATCTCGGAAAGAAAATAAAGATAGTGATGCTGAAATAATCACTACTGAAATAGAATTGCATAGTCCTCAATCGGCATTAGACAGTTTAGCTAAGATCAAAGGTCTTTATAAAGAAACATCTCTCAATATCAACATCCCTTGGGAAAAGTTATCACTAGAACAAGTACAACGAATTCAAAATGGTGAAGATGTCTCTATCGTCCTATCAGATTCAAGCCAGGGCTGAGATTGAAAGAAGAAAAAGACTAGGTTTAATTCCAAAAGAAAAACCACTTTGGGAACCTAATCCTGACAGAGATGGAATTCCTAATCCTCAACGATTAGCTTATGAAAGTGAAGCTGATGTTTTAGGATTTGGGGGAGGAGCAGGAAGTGGAAAAACTTCATTACTTTTAGGATTGGCAGCAACTAAGCATAAACGTTCTGCTATCTTTAGAAGGACATTTCCAGAGTTAAGAGGAATTATTGAAGATAGCAGGAAGATATTTAACGCTGAGGAAATAGACCATACTAAAGATAGTTTTAATGAAAGTTTACACCGTTGGAGTTTAGATGGTGGTAAACGAATGGTTGAGTTTGAAAGTTGCCAATTAGAAAAAGATAAAAGAAAACAACAAGGTAGGGCAAGAGATTTTTTTGGATTTGATGAGGCTCAATTTTTTACAAAAGAAATTATTGAATATATAACAATATGGAATAGAACCACTGACCCTAATCAAAGATGTAGGGTAGTATTAACCTTTAACCCCCCTACAGAAGATCAAGGGCAATGGGTAATAGATTATTTTAAGCCTTGGTTAGCTTATTTGTTCCCTGATGCTTATCAACACCCTAGTCCAGCTAAACCAGGAGAATTAAGATGGTATACATCTATAGATGGTGAGGAAGTTGAATGTGAAAATGATGAGCCAATAGAGTATAATGGAGAAACATTAAATCCAAGAAGTAGAACTTTTATTCCTGGTACTGTATTCGATAACCCATATTTATTAAATACTGATTATGTTTCTCAATTACAACGTTATGAAGAGCCATATAGGAGTATGTTTTTATTTGGGAATTTTGCTGCTAAAGCTGATCCTAATCCATTACAAGTCATTCCTTCAGCGTGGGTATTAAAAGCTCAACAACGTTGGAGAGAAACAGAAAAACCTAATATACCAATAAATGCAATAGGTATTGACGTTGCCAGAGGAGGAAGAGATAAAACTACCCTGGCTAAGAGAAGAGAAAATTATTTTGATGAACTATTAAAATGGCCTGGTAGTAAAACTCCTGATGGTCAATCCCTAATAACAGTAGTTAAGCCAGAATTAGACAAAGAAGATTTTCCAGAAACAATAAACGTTGACGCTATCGGGGTAGGTTCATCGCCTTATGATATGTTAAAAGAAACTTATGATTTTGTTTCAGCTATAAATGTTGCAGAAGCTTCTACTTTCCGAGATAGATCAAATCGTCATGGAATGAAAAACAAAAGAAGTGAGATGTATTGGAGAATGAGAGAGGCCTTAGACCCTGAGCATGGCGATAACTTATGTTTACCACCTGACAATGAATTATTAGCAGATTTATGTGCTGCTACTTATTCATTAACATCTAGTGGGCAAATACTGATTGAAGAAAAGAAGAAGATCAAAGAACGTATAGGGAGAAGTCCTGATTTGGGAGAATGTGTTTTATTGACAATGTTGGATGGTTCAAAGTGGCTTATGGGATGGGAGTAAATGAATAAAGAATGGTTAAAATGGCTCAAATTTATAGATGTAGCTTTTACTGAATTTGTTATGAACTTGTCCGATACTATAGCTGTTCACAGGGATAATGAGGGAGAATATTGCATATTTGAACTTGTTAACCATAATGAAGATTTTATAAATGATGAAAGAGAATGGACTTATAGATTAGCTACTAAGGCAGAATATTTATTGATTAAACAATTATTATGGTTTCAACAACACTCTAAAGATTTGGTTAAACTATATGAAGATTGATTGCCCATTCTGCCATTATCAATATGATCTAACAATGAAGCATATAGTCATTCGATATGTAAAAGATGACTATAGAAAAATTACTCAGCAATGTCCTAAATGTCATACTGCAACAGGATTATATTATACCTCAGACAGATTAGAACAGTGGAAAAAGAACTTGACTCTTCTCAGAGGATTGTCTTATTTATCATCAGAGAATTTTATGAAGTACAAAGAAGCAGAGAATAAATACCGGATTGAATTTAAGGAAGTACAGTTAAGATTTAAGGGGGAGTAGTGGAAGAAAAAACAACTAGATGGGTTAAAGTAGCCTCTAATAATATTATACCTGAAAATACATTAGCTCTTATTCAAACTAGAGTAGATGGAATGGGATTAGCTATATACGATAAGGCTAAATATTATCCGTATGATCGTAGATGGATATGGATAGATACTAATAAAATAGCTCATCTAGTCACTCATTATTTACCTATACCTGATTTATATTAAGGGGGGGGGATAAATGGATATTAGAGCAACAGGAATTATTAAAATAACTAGACGTTATATTGAAGTAAATAAGAACTTTGATTACTCCCTGCCTTACAGTGATTATGTTTTAGATTATGAATGGACAGGTGGAGAAGTAATAGCTATCTCATTAGAAGCAGTCAATAATTTGTTTGGTTATGATTTTGAAGGCATGACATTATATGACCAAAACATAGAAGATACATTATATAGTATTCATAACATCGGGCCTTACAAGGTTAGATTTGTTCAATGTGATTATGTAAGAAACATTATCTATGCCACTCGATATAGTTTTAAGGGAGAGGTAATTCATTACTGGTTAAGGTTTCGTATAGCGTTGTATTGGAAATATATGCATTTCCTTTATTGGTTGTCTATTAAAGGATTAGCAGAATATCGACCCCCTGAAAAACAACCATCATGGCGTAATATACCAATACTTCAAAAGACAATAGGGAGAATTTGGAAAGAAAAAACAGAGGAAGAAATGCATCAGGAATTATTGAGAAAACTATCGGAATGGAAGATCAAAGAGAAGAAGTGAACTTAAAAAATTTAATCGGTAATTTAGCTATTGCTGGTATACTTGGTAACACAATATATGATAGCCCATTTAGAGACTTATATATAGCTGCTATAAAGTTCAATGAATTGGAGGAAGCCGATAAAAGATTAGAACAGAAAGTTAGTTATAGTTTCCCTAGTTGGACTTTAGAAGATAAACAAATGGAATCCTATCAAATTGAAGATAAAATGGGTATTCCTGAAAAGGTTCATAAAGCTGTACCATATAGTGAAGTAGAAGAACTGTTTTCAAAAACTATTGAATTGCTTAAATTTTATCAGGAGAGGATATAATGTATATCGGAGATTACGCTTTATATATTTTGGCAACAATAGCTTTTCTTCTTGAGTTTTGGCCTTGGAATAAAAGAGGATTTAGCTGGATGAATCTAGGATTTGCTTTGTTAACTTTCTCGTTGGTTATCTAATGGCTAACTGTCAAACTATTATTAAAGAATTACGTTTTGTATTTGAAGATGAGTTAACCCATGTTTATATAGCTGTAGATGCAATAGGTGATTGTCCTATAAGCCTGCAAGGTTGGCATTATAAAGTATTTCCTAAATCGTTATCAACGATAGACATATTAACTCATCATGTAGCAGGTGAATATTTATTATGGCCTTTGGATGCTCCTAAATAAAATTGTACAAAGGGGAGAACTATGGGTAAGCCTATTTTATGTTTGGACTTTGACGGCGTATGTTCGGATTATTCATCAGGTTGGCAAGGCGCTAATGTATGTAATGATGAGCCTGTGCCAGGATTATTTGAATTTCTATCTGAAGCAATGAAATATTTTGAAGTTCATATTCATTCGAGTAGAAGTCATCAGCCAGGGGGAATAGATGCAATGGTTAGATGGTTTCATGATTATTATATGAAGTGGCATAGAGAAACAGGTAGAAGTTTTCTTTTAATGGAAGTAAAATTCCCGGTTTATAAACCACCCGCCACAATTACTATTGACGATAGGGCTATAACATTTACTGGTCAATGGCCTACTATTGAAACTCTAAAAGGCTTTAAGCCTTGGAATAAGAAATAATTGGGGGATTAAATTTTTAACGATAAAAAGGTTAGAAAAAATATACAATGTCGATTAGAACTAGAGTACTTCAATCACTAGCAAAAGCTATTCAACCATTTATAAAAACAGAACTTTATTCCCCTGGTAGTCTTATATCAGGTTTTAGTTATCCGGGTGAAGATCAAAACCCCTGGTCTAATTACGATGAGGAAGCTTTTGAGAGGCTAGGGGTTACTAGCCCTTTAGTAAAGCCCAATATTGACTTTATAGCTAATGGTGTAGCTAGGGCTATATTAAGCATAGAACAATCAAAAGATTTTGCTACTGACACTTGGGAAAAAGTAATCAATCATCCATTTGATTTAATGTTGAATAAATCACCTATGCCACAAATGGGCGCAACATTCGCATGGAAGTATCAGATGACTTGGCTTTTATTGAGAGGGGAAGCTTATTGGATGATTGTACCCAATGGCTTTAAGGAATTAAACATGTTTATTCCAATCCCTGCCTATATGATTAAGCCTATCCCCTGGAAAACTCATCATGGGGGGGAACCTAGACTTATAGCCTATTTCTCTTATACACCTAATGATCCTCACTACCCGGAACGATTAGAAGTTAATCAAGTCTGTTTTCATAAATTACCTAATCCATTTAATCCGATAAGAGGATTATCTCCCTTATCAACTTATCTAATGATACTTCAATTAGCTACCCAGGCAGAGAAGTTTGATTTAGATGATTATGTACATGGCTTAACTCTTTCTAAAATAATTTCTTTACGTGCTGATTTATCCGATAGGGATTTTATTAAGGCTCTTTCAGATTGGAAACAGGCTAAAATGGAGGATGCGCGTTACAGAATATTTAGAGGGGGGGATGTATCAGTACAGGATTTAACAACTCGCAGGGGGGAAGATGGAAAGTCAGTTCATGAACGTGCTAGATATTATGCCGAACGGGTATGGGGAATCCCAGAAGGTTTAAGAGATAAAAACGCAACAGAGGCGAGTGCTAAAGTTGCTGATGAAGTCTATCAAAGGGAAACATTAAAACCTTTACTTGATCTAATATCTGAGGACTTAAATGCTCAGGTTGTCAATCCTTATTATGGTGAAAACTTTCGTGTAGTATTCAAACCTGACACTAAAGATGATATTGATAATGTTGTTAAAGAAACTGAATTAAGACGTAAACCAAAAACTTATAATGAAGTCAGAGAAGAGGAAAGTTTAGAACCTCATCCTGATGAAAGAATAGGCAATGCTCCATTTGTTTCTGTTACTGAAGCAGTAAAGATTATTTACCAATCTGAATATGCTAAAGTAGTAGATGTCAATAAAGATGTTAAGCTAGATGAGGAAAAAGAAATTGAATTAGATGAAAAGGGAGAGCCAATTAAGGCAGTATTAAAACCAAAAGGTAAACCTCTTAATCAATTATCGGAGGAAGAAATAGCAGAATTGGCACAAAAAGAAATAGAGGATTATGTTAATGAATTCAATCAAAGAAATCCTCAGTTAGATGGAATGTTGGAAGCAAATGTTAACGGAAAAAACGGAAAAGAAAATTAAGTATGAGTATGAAGGTATAAAGCAAGGCATTTCTAATTTGGATTATGCTTATGAAAATTTAGAGGGTTTTGAATTAGAAATGCAATTGATTACTTGGTTTCATTGGATTGAAGAAAGAATACTTAAAATAAATAATATTTTTCAAGATGGAATGTTAGAGGCTTCTGTTAATGGTAAGGGGGAATAGTGGAAGAATTAAACATAGAGTTTGTTTTTACTAAATTGAATATAACTATTTTTGAAACTATGAAAATGTGGTATGTTCCAAGTAGAGGGGATGAAATAACTCTTGTTTCTAAAGATGGGGTATTCAAGGGAGAGGTTTATAAAGTGGCGGCTGAGTTAGTAACTGTTGGTACTCCTAGATATAAGATTAGGGTATTTTTAGGATGATTGAATTAAGTAGACGATCATTTCTTAAATCAATAGCTACTCTGGTAGCTTATACAGCAGTACCAGTTGAGATTACTAAGACTATTGATTACTTAGTATCTCAGCCAGAACTACCTATTACTAAATCTAATCCTAGTGGATGGATGAAAATAGATGGCAGTTTATTTCCTATTGTTTCCAATGGATGCATCCAGAGATATGGGCATGGCTTACCCGATCTATGAAAGAGTAGGTACTGATTACAAAGTATTTGCAATTCAAAGAGAAGAACCTTTACCTTGGGAAATAGACATAAAATATTATTATATGCCTGGGTTACAAACTTTTATCAAAGATATTTGTCAATCAAGAAAAGAAATTGAGTTTGAAATAAATCCTCTCAACTCAAATATAATTGCTAAAGGTAAAGGGTATGTAGGTAGTTATACTTTCTTTGGTGCATTGCTTACAGATGAAATACCTAATCATCTATATGGATTTAGTATAGTAACTACTGAAGAGATAACTTTCTCATGATTTACACAGATTATAAAACCTGTTCTCATTCAGAAAAAATAATATATCCTCTTGTTGTTCCTGATTGGGCTAAATCATTTTTTAGTCTTACTCTTCCCGATAGTTATGCTATTGAGTATAGAATAGAATGTGCTTTATGTGGTTCTGAATGGAATGAATATACTAAGCATTGGGATGCTCCATTATTTGCTAGACCTTTAGAGAATTATATGGGGAAATTTAAGAGTTATTTGGATGAGTTAAAGAAATGAAAGTATTACTTATTCATAACAACAGTGGTGAGAGAATAGCAGAATGGGAATTAGATGTTATTCCTAATGTGTCTGACACTATTTTATACAACGAAGAATTTATTTATGAAGTAGTTAGAAAATATTTTGTACTTAAAAATAATCGAGTACCTATAGTTCAATTATATCTTTCAAAAGCTAAATTTGAGCCAGAATGACAACCAGACTACTAGAACAACTAACAGATTATATTAAAGCGCGTGGTTCATTCTCTTGGGATAATAACTCTAAACGTTTTAGAGATACAAAGGGCAAATACATATCTCAAGAAAAAATAGAACAAGCTAGACAATCTATTATTGATAGTGCTAAAGAACGTAATCTTGAATTAGCCCAAAAATTAGTTGATAAGAAAATCACTCTCCAACAATGGGAAAAGACAATGAGAGATAATTTAAGAAAAGATTATACTCTTCAATATCTTATCGGGAAGGGTGGAAGAAACAACATGACACAAAGGGACTGGAGTATAATTGGCCGAACTTTGCAAGATCAATACAAGTATCTCGGTTCATTTGCCAGTGATATTAAAAATGGTAGATACACTGATGAACAAATAGCAGGAATAGCTAATAGAAGTAATCTCTATAGTTCCAGTAGTGGTCAAGCCTATATGAGAGGGATGAGCGAAGCATGGGAAACTGTAACTCTTCCTCATTATCCACGCGATGGTTCAACTATCTGTTTGGTCAGTTGCCTTTGTTTTCTTGAATGGAAGAAAGTAACAGATGGTCATGATGTAACGTGGCATAATTCATCTGAAGCTTGCCCAGGCTGTAAAAGAAGAAATGGCAACACGGTTAAAATTAGAAAGGGTAAAGTAATTAATCCAGGGGTATGGGGATAGATGTTAGAAGATATTAAACCCGTTTTATATGATATAAAAGAAGAGATAAAGTATTTAGAAAAATATTTCATTTTATCTCAGGATGAAAAATTAAGTATAGAAGCCTTCCAATATAAATTCATATCACTCAATGAGAAATTTGAAACTCTTAGGGGTTTGTATTTTGAAAGTTATAATCATGAATAAATTTACAGCTTGTTATAAGTTCGATAAAAGACAGAGAAAACTAAAAACATTATATAAGAGGTATAGGGGATGGATGAGCAAGAATTATTTGAAAATATAGATGGTTTAATGGCGTATGATTTAGGTTCTGTTGATAGTGGTATTAAGAATGATAGGTTAAAACAACAGATTAAAGATTATCTTAATGGGTTAGATGATAAATCATTAACTACAATTCTATCTAAATATGCCAGAACATATTTAACCGATGATATGATTGAACAAGGTTATGGGATAGAAGATATAAAACAGTTCTTAACTTGGCTTGATGAGGAAATGAACATTTATATATAGGAGAGGAATAATGCCTAGTTATATTACTTGTCATAATTACAATTAACAGAAGTAGATAGCTCGATTGAATTAGTTATTGAAAGTTGGCAGATGAAACAAAAAGGATGGGAAAGAATTGGAGAGAGGATATATTGCCCTAAATGTTTAAGACAGATGGACAATAAGAAATGAGGGATAGAGTTTGGATAGTTTATTTGGTTAAAACTATTTGGTGGGGAATGGAAATAGAATTAAAAGAAGTTAAAGCAGTAGTCTATACCAGAGAACAAGCAGAAGAAATAGGAGAGGAATTAAAAGCTAGAGATTCTAGTTATGCGATTTATTTTGAAGAATGGGAAATGGATGCCGATAAAGTATGGAAATAACACAACAGCAAATAGACAAACGAAGAAATTGTAATGTTAAAGCTACTTTATCAGAGAGAAAACTACTTTTTAGGATGAGACAAGAGTTTAATAGAAATGGTAAAGTAACTGCTATAGTTGAATGGACTACTGACAGTTTTACTATCAGGTTTATTGATGCTCCTATTGGACCTGAAGAAAAGCTAAATATTTTCTAACTTTTTTAACGTTAAAGGGGGAATAGATGAACAGGCGAACATTCTTAAAAACATTTGTGCAATCATTAGCACTCTTACCGGCTTTGATGTTGGTTGATGAAAAATTAGCATCTCAAATAACTGAGGAAAATATTCATGGAAAATATGAATATTCTGATATTGAAGATGATAGTGTGGTAAATGTTGAGAAGTGGATGAATGATGAAGTTGGTAGTCATTTATTTACTAATTGGACAACCACAAGCAGTAATGGTAATTGGACAACTACAAATAATAATGGTTGGTATAGATTTACTATTCCTAAAGAACAAACTATAGGAAATATATCCGTTATGTTTGATAAAGAAGGGATTACATCTTAACATATTGATGGGAGGTAGATTGTAATGAGTGAGCGTAGTTCTTTTGTGACAGAATACATTTATTGTAAAGAATGTTTTGAGAAATTGAAACCAATTCTTTGCCAGTCGGATAAGTATTTAACAGGTAGACAAATTGATGAGGTTAGAGTTATTGCTGGTAAAGTTGGTTCTTTAGGGCCTGGTTTAGAATGGGAGAGTATACACCAAGAATTAAAAGATATTGATCTTTGTTGTGATATAAGATTTGTTATCATTGGGGATAATGGTCAAGTTTATATGTTTATAAGATATAAGGATAGTTTTATAGACTGGGTAAATTTTGATATAAATAAATTAACTACTTGACATATCATTAAAAATAAAGTAAAATAACTTATGTAACTATACCTTTTCTGGAACTTTTGGAAAATCTCTTTCACTGTTGGGTATAGAAATTTATCTTCCTCCTTAACCAGGCTTTTGTAAATTTGTGCCTTAACAAATGAACAGGTTTAGCGGTATATCCTAATCGAAAAACCGCACTAAAAATAAAATAAAAGTTTGTCAGGGATAACATTATATCCCGAACTTTTGAAACGTTAGATACAAAAGGCTTACCAATTGGTAAGCCTTTTTTGTTTTCTGGTACTAGATGACTAGATACACTTTAACCACAAAAGCACTACAAGATTTCTCTGATAGCGTTATGATCTGCCTATACGTGCCAGATGATTTACCATTGGCTATTGAAGGTGGATTACCCCAAGATGATTTACATTGTACTTTAGTTTATCTCGGTAAAACCTCAGATGTCAAAGATGTAAATCTACTTGTTGCCGCACTAGCTAATTTCTCAGCATGGCAAACACCTATAGAAGCTAGTCTAAATGGAGTTATTCGCTTTTGTAATGAAGATAATAACGCTTTTTGTTTAGCAGTAGATAGCACTAAATTATTTACTTTTAGATTTCAATTATGCCAAACTCTTTATGATGTAGGTATTTATAATGAACCTACTCATGGCTTTATTCCTCATGTTACTCTCTCTTACATCCCTGGTGATTCAGGTAATCCATTTGATACATTTGAACCCCAATCAGTTACATTTCCATTTCTCTATCTTCAATTAGGACAAGATACCTACAAATTCCCCCTTGGTAAAGGTGATGAAAATCCTCCCAATTATCACTTGTCTGAGGGAACTATCAAATGTGATAACTGTTTCTTCTCTCAGGATGGCTATTGTAATCTGTACTCCTTTATTTATGATACTGGCTATGTTTGTGATGACTACTCCTCTCCCTATGTGCCATACGATACATTTACCCCTATCAAAGCCGGTGCTAGACACTCTCAATCTGACAATAGCCTCCTGAGAGACATTTATACTAATGCTAATAGCATCAAAGATGCTGCTATTGCATTAGGTCATGTGGTAGAAGAAACTGGGGAAGAGGAAAAATCAATACCTGCTGAAACAATAGAAAATTCTTCTCTCTTTGATGCCTATAGAGAAATGGCCGATGAATTTCCATTAGACGAAAACAACTCTCTAAAAGCTCTTAGAGAAGATGAGGATAGTTTAGTTGTTGGCAATAGGATAGTAGTTTGGCATGGTAAAGATTTAACAGGTGTAATTAATTCACAAAAAAACAAAGATGGTTCAAAAGGTGAATATTTTACTCCTGAGACTGAATTTGAAAGTGACTATACAAAAGCAATGGGGGTCTTAGCAGTAGATTGGGAGCATGGCTTTGATAATGATCCTGAAAGTCCTAAGAAAGATGACGTTTTGGGTTATGTAGATTGGTCTACTGCTAAGATTGATGCAAAAGGTTTATGGGTCGAAAGAGTACTCAACCGTAGAAATAAATATATAAAAATGCTAGAAGGTTTAATAAAAGATGGGTTGATTGGTAATTCATCTGAAGCCGTTTCTAGTGGGGTAGTAAAAGGTTCTAATGGGCAGATTATTAAATGGCCTTTGAAAAGAGATACATTGACAGTAATGCCTATGGAACCGAGAATGTTAAATGAAAATCATCTAATTGCCTTAAAAGCACTTGGAATTGAACTAGATAAAGAGTTAGAAACTCAAATCTTCAAAAAGAAACAATTACAAATTCAACTAGAATTACAAAAGGAGTTCGTTTAGAAATGGATGAAGTGAAACGACTTCTTGAAGAAGCAAAGCAACGTTATAACAATGCTAAAAAAGCACTTCAGGAAATCAATACTAAGTTTGATGGTTTGTACGATGAGAGTATCAAAGCTGTAACTGTAGAAGAATTGGATGCCGTCAAAGGCAAAATGGAAATTCTTAAACAGCAAAAGACAATGGCTCAAGAGCGAGTTAACGATAATGAAGTGGAAGTCAATCGGCTTGAAAAGGAATTAACTGAGAAATCTAAAGCCGTTCTACCTGCTTCTATGCCTTCTTATGCTCCTGTTGACGGAACTTTAGTCAATGTCCCTCAGCCAGAACAGAATGATGCTAATAAGGCTGTTTATCAACTTCGATATGGTGACTATGATCCTGCTACCAAATCCGTAATTAAGGATTTGTATGGCGCATCTTACGAAGATGATAGGAACGAACAAATCAAAGCTTTTAATCTCTATATGCGTGGTAAGGATAGGCTCATTTCTGCTAAGGGATTGGACTTACTACACCAAGTTATTCTTACCCCCGAATGGATTAAGGAAGCTATTAAGAATGGGGCTGATGTTGCATTTTTGAAATCAACAATGGTTGAGGCTATTGATACGCTTGGTGGTATCACTGTTCCTGTTGATTACCAAACTCGGATTATCGAACGTAAACCGGGAATGGTAGTTATGCGTGGTAGAGCGCAACAAATGAACACTTCACGGGATCGTGTGCAATTGCCTACTGCTACAGGTGGGGATAGTCAATATGTAGATGGGGTTAGAATTACCTGGGTTGACGAAACTCCATCCGCCGCCTCTGTAAGTGAAACTAATTCTACTTTTGGGTTAAAAGACATTGCTGTTCATACGGCAATGGCTACTGTTCCAATGAGTAAAAATCTTTTGGAAGATAGTGCTTTTAATCTTTCAACCTACATCATTGATAAATTCTCTAAAGCAAAAACTATCGCTGAAGATAATGCTTTCTTGGTTGGCAATGGTTCAGGCAAACCTCAAGGTGTTTTGCCTGGTGGTACTGGTTTAGCTGCTGGTCTAGCTAGTGTTGTTACTGGCGATGCTTCAGCAATGACTTTCAATGGTGTTTTAAGAGCTATTTTCGGAATCGATTCTCAATACAAAGATGGCTCAGTTTGGATTGCCAATAAAGATACTTATTTGGCTCTTTCGATGCTCCAAGATGGAACTGGTAATTATCTTTGGACTGAAATGAGGGGTAATAATGCCGCTGGATTGCCTGGTACTCTCAGGGGTTATAAAACTTTAGAGCAGGAAATTATGCCGGACATTGCAGCCAACGCCTATCCTATTCTTTTTGGTAATCCAGAAGGTTATCAAATTGTCGATAGACTTGGTATGACTGTTCAACGTTATGATACTCAAGCCGGAACTAATACCATCACCTATGAAATGAAGTTCCGTATTGGTGGGCAGTTAACTATGCCTTGGACGTTAGTAGCTGTTAAAGTTGCTGCTTCCTAATAATTGAATAAAGGAAAAATATAAAATGAGAAACAATCAATACGAAAATGTTTATACTCTCAAATGTAACAATTTTAATACGGCTGCGGTTGACGGAAATTTCCCGGCGAGTACGGCTTACATTGATACCTCAGAATTTACGCATTTCTGTTTCAAGATTTTTGCTGGTACGCTCGATAGTGCTTTGACTTGCCAGGTTAAACAGGATACTTCTGCAACTGAAACAGCCAGCATCAAAGATGTTACTGGCGCGACTGTAACTGTTGGGACTTCTGATGATAACGAATGGGTTATCATCGAAGTTGAAACTGCAAAGTTGGATATCAATAACAATTTCCGTTATGTTACTCTTGCTGTTTCTGGTGCTGCAGGTGGTAATGATTACCTTTGTGTAGTTTTTGAAGGTTGGAATGCTCGGAATGTTCCTGTTACCCAACATGCTAATTATAGCGCCCATGTTTTGATTGCAGGATAATCAAATGATTAAAAATATTCTAAAACAACATTGGGGTAAAATAGTTAACGTAATTGCTCTTGTAAGTGTTTTTGTGATTATTGTTAATTACCCTGCCATCGCTCAAAATGTCAAATGTTATTTGCTTCAAGGTGGTAACAAAGCTGTTGCTGCTTCTGGTTGTGAATACGAATTTTTATCAGGTAGTATTCTTGATGTCCAAGCCGGTGCTACAGTTACCTTTGCGGGTGGTATGACCAATAGCTCTAATATGGTTATCAATGCGCCTACTGCGGTTGGTACTTCTACCCCTGCTTTGCTTATCAATAATGATGGGGTTAGTAATCCGCTAGAAGTTAGGGATAGTTCGACTCCTGTATTTACTATAGTTGATGGTGGAAATGTTACAGCATCGGGTTTAGTTACTTTGAATGGTGGTTCTGTCAACAATGTTAATGCTGTTGTTGCAGGGCCTACAGCTTTAGCTACTGCTACTCCTGTATTCTATGTTAATAGCGCATCGGCTCATAATCTTGTGGTAGTTTCTAAAAATGCTACTCCTGTATTTACTGTAGGTAATGCTGGCGCGGTTACTGGTCAAGTTGTCAGTTATGGTAGTGCGATCAAAGAAAGTTGTGGTACTCAATCTGTTACAGGTAGTGCAACAACTACGCCTCATGGATTGTCTACTCCAACTTTTGTTAATGCCAATCTTGCGGCTGACCCTATTGGAGATCAAATTGTATCCTATACAAATAGTGCTGCGGTTGTTACTCTGAAAGTTTGGAAATCAACAGCAGGTACTCCTACAGCTTCAGGTGATGCTGTCAACGTGACTTGGTGCATAAAAGGTACTCCCTAAAATTCTAATTAAAAGAGGGGAGTTAACTCCCCTCTTTTAAGGTAACGATATGATAAATACAACTGTCGGGTATCAAACTAAATCTGCAACAATCAGCAATACAGCTAAAGCAATAACTCACGCTGATTTTTCATGGGGTGTAAATGATGTAGAAACAGCCGATAGAGCATACATTACTGCTAGAACATCCGGGGTAATGATTACTTGGACAGGAATAACCCCTACGGCAAGTTTGGGATTTTATCTTGGTTCAAATTCTAATTTAGTTGTAGAAGGTAATAGAAATATTAGACAACTATCCTTCATTCGTGAAGGTGGTAGTGATGCAACAATTGTTATAAGTTTTGAAAAATATCAATAATGCCTGTTAGTTTTGTTAACAATCAAACAAATAATATAACTGAGGAAGTTAGCCAGTCAACAATAGATCAAATTCAACAAGATATTATTGATGAAATTGATATTCCAGGTTTGACAACTTCTATTACTAATTCTGTCCAAAGTAATTTGAATGTTGTTGCAGATGCCAATGGCGAATTGGCTCAATTTGGACAAACTATTGGAGTTTGGAGAGCAACAGGAATAAATCTACTGGCAACAGGTCAAACAACTTTAGTAGCCACTTCGAGTGCTTTAAGTTTTATTCCTTATTCAGCAATGATTGAGTTAACCGCTGTTACAGGTGTTTTAACTGTTCCCGTTGTGAGAATTGGAAATAATGGAACTTTCAGTAATTTAGCTCCATTGTTTACCACCACAGGTTTAACTACAGTCAGAACGATTTTAACTATCCCTTTAGTGACTACTGTATTGAGTATTGATATAGGAAGTTCAGCTATAAAATTTGATGTTCAAACGGCTGGCCTTGTAGCAAGTGTAGCTACTGCTAACGTTTATCTATTTGGAATATTGAGGTAATCATGGATGTAATAATTGTGATTCCAGGTCTTTATATCAGTGAAATAACAAATGTTGGTAAAGTTAAATCAAAATATTTTCATAAAGGGGAAAAAGTTAATTTTCCTGATTGGTATGCTAAACAACTTGTTTTTCTCAATTTAGTTTCCATGTCTAAACCGGAAGAATTACCAGAAGAGATTGTTTTCACAGAAGAAAAACAGGAAAAACTTTCTAACTTTTTTAACGTTAAAGAGCCAGAACAGGCTTTTGAGGCAACAGAACTTTTAACTGAAAAACGAAAATCTAAGAAGAATAAGAAATAATGACCGACTATGGCGTGTATGCGACAATGGAAGAGGTTAAGGAATATTTGACTACCACAGAGCAAGTCAATTTCCATGTCAAAGACGATCAAAAAATAATGAAGTTTTGCATACAGGCTAGTAGAACTTTTGATACTGAGTGTAATAGAAGATTTTTTCCAAGAAAAGAAACTCGCTACTACGATCATCCTGATACAAGCGGTTTATATCCTGCTTATTTGAGAGCAAGAGGCAACATAGGGCTTTATCCTAATGTATCACTTAGACATGTCAACGTCTCAATGCTTGAATTAGATGACGATTTATTAGCTCCTATTACTGTTACAACTAACAATGGTGATACAACTATAACGAGTGATAATTATTATTTGATGACAGGTGAAAATTATAACTATCCACCTTATGATAGATTGGTCTTAAAATCAAATAGTAGTCAAACCGTATTTTTATTTAGTGGTACTACTCAGGAATCAAATTCTATAACTGGTTTGTGGGGTTATCACGAAAAATACAGTGGGGCATGGGCATTAGTTGATACTGTTCAATCTAACATTACCTCTAGTGCTACTTCTGTAACTGTAGCAGATGTTGATGGAGTAGATGAGCAAGGTTTTACCCCTAGATTTCAATTGCAACAGCTTTGCAGATTTGGAACTGGTAATGATGGTGAAATGTTTTATATCATCGGTAGAAATGTTGATGGTACACAAACATTAAATATTATTAGGGGGGTTAATGGAACTACCGCAACGGCTCAGACTTCTACTACTGGAATATACGTGTATAGGCCACAAGAAGAGATTAAATTAGCTATATTAGCTCTTGCTACTTACTCTTACAGAAGGCCGGGAAATATAGGTAGGCCAGAAATAGATCAACCTATTGCTACTTCTACAGGTGTTATTATTATGCCTCCACAATTGCCAAATGAAGTTAAGCTAATGATTGATAAGTATAAGAAATCACCAAATGGAAATCAGAGTTTATACTAATGGCAGATTTTCAAAATTTCACAGTTAATCTAATAACTAATACAGCCGGTCAGTTAGTGTTTGAAGTTGAAACCCTTGTAACAGATAGTCAAACAGGACAAATAATACACGATTATACAGGCTCTAATAAAATTCGTTACCCTAATGATATTCCCTCATTGTTTCCTGTTGGAACAAAAAGAGAAAGCTTTGTATGGGAACTGGCGCAATTGTTAGCTAGACAGAAGGCAGGATTAAATGTCTGATTTACAATCATTTGCAATTATTCCTGAAAGCGCGGCTCAAGTCATTGTTCCTGTTTATGAAATTACTGCTTTAGTTATCGAAGATGAAACTGTTATAGCAGATTTTACAGGTGGGAATTCTATTAGATTTCCTAACGTAATGTCTACTTTATCGGTTGAACAAAGAGAATATATTATGAGCCAAATTGCAACTATGATTGTTTTTATGAAAGCAGGATTGCAATGAGGCTTTTAAGTTTAATCAGTCAAATTTCGATTAAAAGTAAAACACCTACGCCTCCTCCCCCTCCACCATTGCCAACAATAGAGGAACAAATGGTGATGGTAAGGGAGGAATTAAAACTGATTAAACAAATGTTAAATGATGTTCAATTGATAGCCTTAAATACTCAAATTGAGATTAATAAGTGACAACGTATTATATTGACCCTGTAAATGGAAATAATTCAAATAACGGATTAGGCCCTGATGCTTCTCATGGTAGCAATAAACCCTATGCTACCATTGGAAAAATATTAGCTACTAGTGGGGTAGGTGTAAGTGGTGATATTGTTTACTTGGCTCCTGGTACTTATAGAGAAGTTGTTACTGTTAACATAACTTCGCCTACTTCCGAGCTTCAGATTTTAGGTGATCCCGCCAATGCTCAAGGATTTAAGACAAGTGGAGGAGTATTAATTAACAGTGGCCCTATTATATGGACGGCATATACAACCAATGATACTACTGCCCCAAGTAGCTCGGCCCCCATATCTCTAAATGGAAGGGATTATCTTACTTTACAAGACATTGTTCTTTATGGTGGTTCTGGAACAACGCGAAATATTATTGATGCTGATACTGCCCACTCTCGCAATATTACATTTAGAAGATGCGCTTTTTATCCTGGGAATGGGAACAATTCAGGGGTAATTCGATATACAGGGACAGCGGGCGAAAGTGCTGATTGGGTTATCGACAGTTGTATTGTTGTAGGGCCTTACATTACGGGCATAAGGATTGATTTGCCAACTTCTGCTTCTGCTGATTATGACAGTAACTTTCTAATTAAGAATTGTTTACTTTACGGAGGAGCGGATACCACTATTCTAATTACTGGAAGTGGAGCAAATTCATTCAAGGGGGGTGGAGTTGATATTCAAAACTGCCTTATTGGTGGGAGAGGCGGAGTATCTGTAAATAATGCCAATATTGCAACATCTATTCCTTGTACGGTTTATAATTCTATTATAGAAGTAGGCCAAGGTGCTTGTATGAGCGCCAATACTTCCGGACAAATCACAGAAAACTACAATGTTCTTACAGGTGCAACTGTCAGGACTAATGTTACCGCAGGGGGTAACAGTATCTCAAATAATAGCTATGCCAGAATGCTGAGTTGGGGACATGAATGGCTGAATAGTGGGATGAATGTTAAGCCCGCTGGAATGCCAATGACAGGTTCACCGATGTTAGGCTTTGGTTCGGATGGAGCTGTTTCTTTAACAACCGACATTATGAATAGACCCAGGCCAGCGGGAGGCGCATCAACAAGTAAATCAATTGGTGCTTTTGAACGTCATGACACAGGAATTAAAGAAACAACTACTGTAAGAACTGGTTCAAACTCTCTTAAAATAACAGGCCCAGGTGATCATGACTTTATAGTTCCTGTCGATGCTGTCAGTACAACTATTTCAGTTTATGGTAGATATGATACAAATCATGGAACTACCAATAAACCACAAATGAAAGTATTGAATGGCGAAGAGTGCGGAGTAAGTGAAGCGACGGCAACAATGACTGATGGGGTTGATACGTGGCAACAGCTTTCATTAAATTTTACTCCAACTAGAAAAGGCATTGTTACCATTCGTTTAATCAGTCGTTCTAGTGCTGGTAATGGTTGTGCCTTCTTCGATGATTTTAATATTCAATGACAATAGATGTTAACGCTTTCGATCATTATAGGCGCAGTGAACCTTCCCCTGTTCTAAAAGGGGCAGTAGATAACTCAGGTTTTGACTATTATCGAAGAACTGAGCCTGAAGAAGGATTAGTAATTGCTGCTACACCTATAACAATTACTGATACTAACGATTTATCATTAACTCTTTCTACTGTTGATACTTTATCAATTGGAGTTAATTATGCCGATACTGTCACATTAGCTATTAGCGTTGTTACGGTTGAAACTTTATCTACTGGATTAACCGTAACTGATACTAGCGATTTAACTAACGGATTATCGACGAGTGACAATGTATCTGTTTCTATAACAATTTCTGATATAGCGGATTTAGTAATTGGCATTTATTCTGTTGATATTCTTTCAACAGGGGTTAACTTATCAGACACTAATGAATTATCAAGTAATTTTGAAACTGTTGATTCATTTTCAACAGGAATAAATATAAATGATACGGTTAATCTATCAACTGCATTTGAGACTGTCGATACTCCGAGAATTATTATTCAAGATGTTGTTTTAACTTCTTTAGGTTTTGAAACAACATCTATTGTTTCAACAGGAATATCAATAACTGACAGTACAATTCTAGCTCTCGCTATTGCATCAATAACAACTGTAACAATAACTAATCCTCCTGAAAATCCTATACCATTAACTTTAGGAAAAAGACAGGATACTTTAACACTTAGCAAAAGATCATCTAGTTTAACTCTTAGGAAAATTACATAATGCAATGGTATGCTTCAGCATTAACTAACGCTTTTGGCTCAACTTCATCAGGTAATGCCCCTAACATAGATTATTTGAGTGATACTATAAATATTGCTCTCGTAACAAGTTCTTATACGCCTAATTTAGCAACTCATGATTTTTGGGATGATGTAGTTGCCAATGAAGTATCCGGAACAGGTTACACAGCCAATGGTGCTACACTTGGTAGTAAAACTATAACTATAACCGCTGCTAACTCATGGGCAACAACATGGGCAACTGCAACAGCTTATAGTTTGGGTAGAATTGTTAGGCCAACATCAGGCAATGGGTTTTTGTATAGAGCGAGTGTAGCAGGAACTTCTCATGCTTCTACTGAACCTACATGGCCTACTACTATAGGTGTTACAGTAGTTGATAATTCTTCAGTGACTTGGACAAATATAGGAAGAACTCTAATTCAATGGGATGCCGTCGATCCTTCATGGGCAAGTTCAACTATAACCGCTAGATATGCTGTTGTCTATGACAGAACGCCTGGAAGTGATGCTACACGTCCTTTAATTGGTCTAATTGATTTTGGTGGAAACCAAACTACTAACAATGGTACTTTTACAATCACATTTGATACTTTGGGAATGTTAATCAACGTTACTTCATGAACCAATTAGACTTTGAACAATCACCTGTATATGTCTCTATTGCAGATGTATTAGTTTTCTCAACTGATACAGAAGATTATGGAGGAAGCCCTACTGTCAGTAGTGTGGTAGCTAAAAATTTAACTACTGGTCAAACTGTTACAAGTTCAATTGTCTCAGGTAGTGCTACTATAGATGGTGATGTTATTACATGGCCTAGTGTAAGTGGTTTCCTAAAAGGTTATTTATACGCTGTTGAAATTACATTCATTTGTGGTTCAAATACTTATAAACGTAGAGAATTATTTAAGGCTATTATTTAATGTCTGAATTGATTTATAAAACAATTGATGCAATTCAAGATGTCAACGAAAAGATCAAAGGGATAGAATTTTCCCCTCATTTAGAGGATTACCCTACTTCTTTGGATAGCCTTCAATTACCCTGTTCCTTAACTGATATAACAGATGGTACTCAATTTTTTATGGACTGTGCTAACAATCGAATAATTTTTAACTTGACAAGTGTTATTTTATTAGAACGTGCTGAGAAAGGCTTTTATGGGCCTTTGAGAGTGTTAGCCGCAAATTTATCAGATGCTTTTAGAAATACCTATTTTGATGGTCAAACTTATTTGTATCAAGATTATTCAAGAAAATTAGTAGATACCCCTGACAATTTAATTTATATAGATGTTTCTCAACCATTTCTTTATAGTGGTTATCAAGGGAATCTAAATTACCCTGTTGGCAGCACTAATTTTTTTCACGGTTTTACTGTGACCTTTAGGGTTATTGGATTAGGGGGAGGTTGTACCTAATGCCAGTAATGTACAAACCTATTTCGCCTAAAAAGTTGAAATTAAATGGTCTAAGAGCAAAACTTGAAAAACATGCTAGACCCTATGCTGATGGAATTAAACGAGACTTTGAGAAAACTTATTCGACTTGGAGTGCTGAAAGTAAACCTCAACAAATTGTAAAAGTAGAAATAGATGACAATGGAGTAAGAATTACAAATGATCTTATAGGCGATATTTATCAGTTTGTTCATGATGGTACTGAAGGGCCTTATGAGATCAAACCAAAAAGAGCTAAGAGATTAAAATTTTCATCAGGATATAATGCCAAAACTGTTATAGGTCAAATTCGTTCACAATCAGGAGGGCCTACAGGTGAAACAATCTACTCTAAAGGTGTTACTCATCCTGGTATAAAAGCTAGAAATTTCAGTAAGATAATTATGCCTAAATGGAGAAAACCATTTTTTGATGCGATGAAAAGGGCATTGGATGAATGGGCTAGTCAATCAGGACATAAACTATAAAGGTTGATATGAAAAAACAAGAAGAACTACAAACGGAATTACCACAAGAAGAAATCCCTTTAACGTTAAAAAAGTTAGAAGAGGAAAAAACAGATAAAGTACCTTGGAGCAAGTTGATTAAATTAACACTTACTCCAAAAGACATTGAAAAGAAACTTCATGAGTTTGAACTATTCACTTATGAAGATGTAGCAACCAAACCTAATCTTGTGATTAGTGCGTTGCAATCTGCTTATGCTATTGATCTATCGGCTATCAGAGAAATAGCTAGACAACATCAAAACTCACTTACCGAATAATTACGAAAGGAACTAGAACATGCCTATTGTTGGCGATAGAGCTTTAACAAGTAAACCAGATGGTCTTACTTTTATTCAACCGGATGGGCCTAATACCCAGGTCTATCCTTTGTTTTGCCGAACACTCGGAGATATTTCTGCCTCTCTAGGGGGTATTGAGTTGGTATTGGGTACTGGAGCAAATGGCGAGTATGTCACAAAAGGCTATACCAAAAGCGCATTTGAACCACTAGATTTTTCATTTGAAAATTTGCTAACTAAGAAGGCTGATTGGTTAGAAGATTTGAAAGATAGAGATTGTGGTTTTGCAGTTTATGTAAAACAACAAGAATGTGGACTTTTAACTGACCATAACAATTTTGAGCGTCTTATTCTTTTGTCTGATAGTTTGATTACTAATTACACTTATCAAGGAATGGTGACAAGAGATGAAGATACTGTTTCAATGTACAACGTTGATTTACAAGCTGCTCCTCCTGCTGTTACTTCTTTTGCAGTGACCGTCAATAGGATGACTTTTGCAAACGTTGATAAAGCTAACGACATTGCGATGAATGTTGACGATGAATGTGATAGCAATTGCGGGGTTACTTACAAAAAAGGAGATAGAGGTGTAATTGTTACCGATAGTGCATCAGGGGCTAAACCAAAACCATATTTTACTACAAATGGTGGCGTAACTTGGACTGTTGCTGCTGCCCTACCTGGCGCAAACGATGATGATTTGAGTGCAGTTATCCGAGTGCATATTAACAACACTGTTAGAACTATTACTTCCAAAACTGGTGTAACAACTACCCAGGGGCAGATTTTCTACTCTGATAATGATGGGGTTAGTTGGACTACGGTATCAGTTGGAGGCGCTACTGCTGGACATGGTGCAACTTATGGAAAAGGTTTATTTGCGTTTCCTTACGATCCTTACTTCATTTGGATGGCTACTTTTGCCGGATATATTTATAAATCGGTTGATGGCGGCGCAACTTGGACAGCAAAAGACAGTGGAGTTGTTACAACTGGTAATTACAAATGCATCCATTTTGCTGATAAACAATATGGTGTGGCTGGTGCAGTAGGTGATATTATCGCCATTACTAATAATGGCGGGGATTCTTGGAGTGCTGCTACTGCTGTAGGTACAGGTGGGGATATTATCTCTTGTGCCAGGTTAGACAAGAATAGGATTTGGGTAGGTACTGACGATGGGGATTTATTCTACTCGTTAGATGGTGGTACTACCTGGACACAAAGAACTTCTTTTGCTAATACCGATGTTGGACAAGTTCGTTCTATGCATTGGTTGGATAAATGGAATGGTGTTTTTGTTTCTAATACCGCTGGCCCTGTTGGTTCATTCTTCCGAACTCACGATGGTGGTTATACTTGGAAACAATATACCAATAATGTCACTAATGCTGGATTAAACTCTGTATGGATGACTTCAGCCAATCTAATGTATGCTGTAGGCCAACCTACAGGAGGTACTGCTGTAGTCTATAAGGCTAACAACAGTATTCAGACAGGGGTTTAATAGTTTGATAGGGGGAGTTTAATACTGTGAATAACACGGGCTATCTAGTCTTTCTTCCCCCTGCTAGATAGTCCCGTGTTATTTTTATAAGGGGGCAAAAATGTCTAAAAAAGAATTAAGTTTTGTAAACTCAAAGGGAGATAAGATTTATTATCTTCCAATCAATGAAGAACAATTAAACACTATAAAAAATGCCATTAAAAAAGATTTCAAAAAAAGGAATGAACCTTTAGACCCTCCCACAAGAGAGTTTGAAGTTATGGGAGGGGGAAAACAAAAAGAAATCTTAGATGACACTAATGTTATCACAGATGAGGAAAAGGAAATCTTAGCTTTACATCAAGATGCTGTTAATCGGTTAGAAAAAGAACAGAATACAGCAATGGTTAAATTTCTCTGTTTGAAAGCTATTGATTTTTCAATGATACCAGATAATAAACTGACAGAATGGGCAGAGGAATATGAATACATTTCAGGTGTAGCCCTTCCTGCAAATGGTTCTGAGAGAAAATATCAATATGCAATGACTGAATTACTCCATACCTCAGATGATATAGCCAAATTAAATTATGAAAGTATTATAGCAGGAATGGACTTATCTAAGGAGGATGCTGAGAAATTCAGGGCATTTTTTCGAGGTAACATGGATAGAGCCAGAAAACAACAACTCAACTTTATTATTTCAGCTTTTGACGAAGCCGAGCGAGGGGCATTGGACTTACAGTCAGAGGTTTTTGGAGATAGAGATAGCGAAAGAATTCCAGAAATGGCCTATGGAATTCAGGAAGCTACCTAAAGAAGATAGGGGGGAACTCCTATCATGGTGGAACCATAAAAACAAAATGGCAGCATTTGAAGAAGAAGAAGCGGAAAGAAAAGCTAAGAAGAAAGCCAAAGAAGATAAAGTAAAAGCGGGTAGAAAAAGGTAAATGGCAGACGATTCAAAAATAGGACTTCAATCCGAAATTGATAATAAAGGATTGAAATCAGGTTCAAAAGAATATAATAAAACCGTCGATGATATGGTTAAGAAAACCCAAGACGGTGCAAAGAAAGTCAACGATGCTTTTGAAGATATGAATAAAACTTTCGTTGATGCCAATGGTCGATTGAGAAATGCCAACGGTTCATTTGCTGCTATGGGGGGGAGTGCTTCTGGTGCTGCCAGTGGAATAAAATCTTTAGGTGGTAGTTTTAATTCTCTCAATCTTCCATCTTTAACAACTGGTTTATCTGGCATAGGCACTTCTATTCTTAATATCGGTTTAACTGCTACTAAAGCTTTAGGTGGAGTGACTGCTTTAGGTATAGGAATGGTAACAGCCTTTGGTGTGTCAGGTGTAAAGGCGGCTATGGACGTAGATCATCAATTAGCCCAAATTGCCGCCACACTTGGAACAACTAAAGACGCTGCCATGCCTCTCAAAACCTTAATGACCGATTTGGCTTTAGATCCTGGATTAACTGTAAATGCTACCCAGGCAGGACAAGCTATAGAAATGCTTGCTGCTAATGGCTTAGAATTAGAGCAAATTTTAGATGGTGCTGCCAAAGGAACAGTTCAATTAGCCAATGCAACAGGGAGCGATTTTACTGTCGCTGCCACAATTGCGACTGATGCAATGGCTCAATTTGGAATTGATGCTAAGGATTTATCTACTGTTGCAGATGGAATTTCAGGGGTTTTAATTCAGACTAAATTTAGTGCTGAAGATTACTCATTGGCTTTGTCTAATGCTGGTGGTATAGCGGCTCAATTAGGCGTAGATTATTCAGATTTTAATACTGTTTTGGCTGCTACTGCTTCTAATTTTTCATCGGGTAGTGATGCTGGTACTTCATTCAAAACTCTTTTAACTCGACTGAGTGATCCTACCGATGAAGTTAAAGACGCTATGCAACAGTATGGAATTTCCATATTTGATGCTGAAGGAAAGATGAAACCTTTTGCAGAAATAGCAGGCCAATTAAACAAAGTATTTAATGAGAATATAACTTTAACTACTCAAGTAGGTGGAGCAACAGATAAACAGGCAAAGGCGGCTGAAAATGCCTCATCCAAAATAGGAGACTTGGCTAGAGATATAGGGGTACAAGAAACACAGCTTAAAAATCTTACTGATACATATAACGAAAGTCTTAAATATCATGATGCTAGTGAAATGGGAATGAAAAACCAGGCACTAGCCATTCAAAAGTTAACTAACAATATAACTGATAATAAAGAAAAGTTAGGTGAGTATCAAGGTGCAATTGATTTAGTTAATAATGCTCAAACTGAAACTATCACAACAACTAAGAAACTAACAGAAGAAGAAAAAGCTAAACTTGCCACTATTTTAGGTGGTACTGATGCAATGAGAACTGTATTAGGTTTAGCTGAAATGACAGAGGATGAATTTAGAACTTTGTCAGGAGAAGTTAACAAAAACGGTTTAGCCGCTGAAAGTGCCGCAACAAGAGTTGACAGTCTCAAAGGTGCTTGGGAAATATTCAAAGGAATTATTGAAGCAATCCAAATTCAATTAGGCGATAAGTTTCTACCTATTATCAGAAGTGTTACTGAAGCTTTTTCAAAATTTGCATCAGAGAATAGTTCAAAGGTTGTTGATGCTTTTGGTTTGATTGCAACAGGAATTGATAATTTTATCAATAAGGGAAAGTTATTATTTTCAATTTTCCAATCCGAGGGAACAGGTGGATTAGTTGCGGCATTAGGTTTAACCCCACAAACACTAGAACTAATCAGCAAAATGACTACTTTATTTACAGATTTAGGTAGTACTATAACTTCTTCTTTTTCGGGATTGGGTGAATTTAGTTTCTTAGATACGATCAATACAAGTATTGAATTTGTCAATCGGCATTTTGAAGAATTCAAAGGAATTTTATTAGGAGTAGGGGCAGTTTTAGCAGGAGGAGTATTTGTTGCTTTAGTCGCTGGTGTAATGTCTCTTCTTACTCCAATCAATTTAATTATTGCAGCAGCGGGTTTATTAGGTGCTGCCTGGATGGGTAATTGGGGGAATATCCAGGGTATAGTAGGTTCTGTTGTTGCTTATTTGACAGAACAATTTACAACTCTTTCCACATTAGTACAACCTGCCATCACTTCAATTCAGCAATCTTTTGGTCAATTAACTGCTACTTTTGGAAGTGGTAAAGGTTTACTTGATTCGTTCCTAGTTGGATTATCAGCAATAGGCACTTTTATTGTATCTACTCTTATACCAGCATGGGTACAGTGGATTGGTTTTTTAAGTGGTGTTGCTGCGAGTGCGTTTTCTTTATGGGTACAATATATCCAAACTGCCTATGGTGCATTTCAATCCTTATCCTCATTTATACAATCCGATGTAGTACCTGTTTTCCTTTCAATGAATGATGGTATATCCCTGATAGTTGATGTTATGGCTTCATTGGGAAATCTACTTAATGCGGTTGTAGGTAAAGCTTTGGAAGCAATGGCGGGTATTTGGAAAAATATACTTCAACCTGCTTTGGTTCAGGTTGGTAATTCTTTGCGTGATAATATCATGCCTTATTTTACAAGTTTGGGGGCTACAGTTAAAAGTGATGTTTCTCCTGTTCTAAAAGATTTAGGCGAGGTAGTTTTTCCTATTCTCAATGAAGGAATTGAAATGGTTATTCAAGCCATTAAAGACATGATTGGCTATTTCAATTCAATGGCTGACACAGTAGCTAGTTTTAGTTTACCTGACATTTTAACCCCTGGTTCTCCTCCTCCTATGGCTTATGCTTTGATGGATATAGCAGGAGGGGCGCAACAAGCAACAAACGCTATAGCAGGAATGCAACAAGGCATGTTAGGCAGTGCTGCCTCTGCTGATAGATTTATAGATAGTCTCAACATGGGGGGTTTTGCTGCCAACTCTATGTTATCTAACTGGAATGATGTTAGAGACATTTTGAAGTTGAATATAAGTGGAAATATGGGGAGATTGGCATCAGGCGAATTATCTGGCGCTGATTTACCACGTATTTTAGGAGAACAAGCAAGAGCATGGAATGTACCTCCCCAAATGCTTCAAGGAATAGCTGAGGCACAAGGTTTATTTTCACATTTTAGTGATACTTTCTTGGCATTTCAAAAACAAATAAGAATAGAAAATCTCGGAAATATGATGCAAATGGCTGGCTCTTGGTCTAGTGCCGGCTCTACTCTTGCGGACATGTTACAAAAGCAAATGGGGAATATGGAGGGGGCTAAAAAGGCTACCGATAAATATCATGACAGTAATAAAAAACTAAATGATGGGAATATTAAACTAACTGATACTTTGTTAGAACAGGAAGAAAAATTAAGCATTCTTAACAGGGAACTTTCAGAACTTACTACAAACGAAAACCAAGATTTAATTGCAATTGATAAAAAGAAAATCGCAATTAGAGAATTAACTGAAGAAATGGATAAAAATAGGTTATCCATCGAAAAGAACAACCAAGCCATAATTGATAGTAAAAAAGAGTTTAATGAATTGGCTAAGGGCGATAATGCCGAAAGAATGGCATTTCTAAAAGAATTTTTAGATAGCGGGAAAGAAAGTATTACTTTAGCTGATGAAATGTTACATGGCGCTTTTGAAGGTCAAATGTCTTATATTTTTTGGGACAAAGTAAGCGCACAAGAGGAATATAATAGGCTTTTGGAAGAACAAAAGAGAAAAGAAGAGTTAATTACACGCCAAAAAGAAGCCCAGGAAAAACTAGATAAGTTAAAAGTTCAATTGGACTTATTAAAGTTAGGTCAATCACTTGGCGGGGATATTTTCTCTGGCATGAAATTTGGATTAGATGCAAGTGTAGAAGATCTACTAGCTGCTACTAATGCTGTCACTATGGCTTTAGTCGATCAAATAAATAGCGATTTACAAATTGCCTCACCCTCTAAAGTTCTTATGAAAAAAGGTTTACAGGCTGGACAAGGTTTAGCTCTGGGTATTGAGAAATCAAAAGGAATGTTACAAAGTGCAATGGGTAGAGTAGGAAATAAGTTAGTTTCTTCCTCATCAACTATTTATAACTCCAATAATTACAACTTTGGAAATATGAACTTTGGGGGGAATTCATCAGGTAATCCTCAGTTAAATGGTATGATGTTTAGAAAATATGTTAGGCAAAATATTTAACAATAAAAAAGTTAGGATTTTATGGCAGGCCCAATTTTAGCAATCACAGATGGAACTACAAGAATAGATTTAATCAATCCAAAAATACCAAGTGGCATTGAGGTGAAGGATTGGCGTCCTAGAACTCCTGAGAATGTAGGAACGTTTAGAGAAAGTCCTTTAACAGGCGAAAGAAAGTTATCTCAATGGCGATTCCAAAATGCAACAGAGACATTTGACCATGATTTGTCAGCTTACACAGAGGATGATCTAATCGCCATTCTCCAAGATACTCGGAGGTTATTAGTTAAAGGATTAAATTATTATGTCTCTTTGTGGATTAACAAACCTGTCTGGATTGAAGCAAAAGCAAGTAATGAAACTGAAATAAGATATGCTCTTGTGAAGTTCTTTCAAAGTCCTGACGATGAAAACCCCTTAGACAATGCTTTTATTTCTACTAAAAAGAAAAAGTCTTTAATGACTAATATGGCTTTAGTTATCGAAAGAGGGCATTGGCTTAGTAATCAGCCTGGAACTGGGGATGAAGTAGAAATAAGTAATGTGGTTGAATGGGCATATAATGGGATTGATACCACAAACATGGGCGCTGAAGTAGATAGCGATGGGATTTTATTTATAAGCAACAAGTATCCAATCTCAAATCTAACTCATATAAAGATATTTGATGCTAGTGGAAGCAGTTATACAAACATTCTCCCTATAAGTTCATTTCCTAAAAATCTATATCCTAACCCTCCTGCGGTAGGTGATATTTTATACTTTATAATAGACGATAGTATATCAGGAACACAAGAGGCATGGCCTTTTTCATCTTTAATTTTTGATATAGGTACTGCCTTATCTGGCAATCCTACCATAACCTGGGAATATTATAATGGGGCAGCATGGACAACTTTAATTGTCCAAGATCATACTTTTAACTTTACTGTCACAGGGGTTAATGGTGTATTTTGGGAAATTCCTTCTGGTATGGCTAACACCGTTAATATAAATGGCTCTTTAGGTGGAATTGTAAGAGCTAGAATAACAGCGTTAACAGGAACAGTTAGCCCACCTACTCAAGTTAATAGACAAATTTATGCTGCCAATGTCCCATACTTTGAAACAGAAGATGTATTAGGTGACATGCCAGCCTTAGCAAGATTTAAGCTAACTAATGTTTCTGATAGTAATAGTTTAGAGCTACATTCTAATAGGGTAGTTTGTGGATTGAGATCAACAAGTAGGGGCGATAATTTCTCTGCCTATTTGAACATTGCACCTACTTTTTATATTCCTGTGGATGTAACAGTAGATACTGGTACAGATACCACCTTTTTTGTGGGTTTTAATCCTAGAACACCGGCTAATGGTTATGCCCAATACACAAGTTCTAATTTAGATGGTTCCCCTATTACAAGAGTTAGTTTTACTTTTGTCAATAATGTTAGAGATTATTATGGCACGTATCATGTCTTTTTGAGAATGTATCAAACTAATGGTGATGCTGGTGATATTGAAATAAGACTAAAGGTTATTACAGGGAGTGGGGGAAGTCCATTTTATTCAAGAATAGTTAGCCCAAAAGCAGATAATGATTGGGAAGTAATAGATTTAGATGCTATTACTTTAGGTGGGAACTCCATAAACTTCGATGAAATATGCGATCAAACATCAATAGAAATTCAACTGGCCAATGTATCGAATGTTAGCAGAACAGTTTATTTTTATGACTTGATTTTAATCCCCACAGACGAATGGATAGGTGATTTTACAGATAAGACCAATAATGGCAATTCAATTATTGGCTATTTTAACGATGATAAACACTTGATTGACATAGATAGTATTACTAATCTAAGAAAACAAGGAAGATCAGTTATTAGAAATGAAGATGATTACATCTCTTCCATTTACGAATATTCTACAAATGGACATGCAATGTTACAAGCCAATTCTACTCAACGACTATGGGTATTCTCAATGAGTTATGGAATTAGTAATACTTGGGTATCTTATCCTGAAGTAGCTTGGAATATTCAAGTCTATAAAAATCAACGTTATTTATCTATGCGAGGATCTAGATAAATGGCAAATGTTGATTTATATGATGCTTCAGATATTTTTGTATCTGGACATACTACAATTCAATCGGCTGTTACAGCGGCTTCCAGTGGATATAAAGTAAAAATAGGTGATAAAGGCACTCCTTATTATGAAGTAATTTCCCTTATCAGTGGAATAACAGTAGAAGCCAAAACAGGAGAAAATCCAGTCATCTCAGGAGCAATTGAGATTTTAGCAACATCCCCTAGTGGAAGTTGGACATTTCACGCGACAGTATCAGGCAGAAGTGTTTATAGATATTCTTATACCGCTAATAACAATGAAGTCAATGGAGTATATCAAAGTAGCGATACTAGATTATTTACATATGAGACTTATGCCGATCTGACAGGTTTTGATAGAGGGGAAGGGATTTATTTTGATAATCCTAATAATCGTCTCTATATAATTCTTGGGGCAACAGGGACAGGTAATCCAAATAGTACAAATTTAAGAATTAGTGCTGCCAATCATGTTTTTTTATTTAGCAATATATCAAATTGTACTGTTAGAAATTTAGAACTTCAAATAGCGGGTGAAGGCTGCGTTAAATTTTTAGATGGGGCTGACAATAATACTGTTTCAAATTGTATTTTGAAACTTGCTAAATGGGGAGCATATTTTCGTAATGATGGGGGAGGCGCAGACGGAAATATCATTGAAGATTGTACTATTGTCGATACTCGTAAATCAACATGGACATGGACTCAAATCAAAGCTTCTCCAATGGAAGGGAGTGGTATAAAACAAGCCATTGGAGGATTGTCTAATATATTTAGAAGAAACCAAATATCTGGATTTTTTAATGGAATAAATGTTAATAAAACAGATAGTAGTACTCCATATGTTAACGGCAATTTGATCTATGAAAATGTTATGCATGATATTATGGATGATGGTATAGAAATTGAAAATTATTGCCGCAACATAGAAATATTCCAAAACGAAATTTATGACTGTTATAATGGGGTTTCCATGACACCCCATTATGATGGGCCTACTTATTTTTACAGAAATAAAATCACAGCCGATAAAGACAGTAATGGATCTGGGAGATGTTGGAAAGGTTCGGATGGTCAAACCAGAAACAATATAAAAATCTATCACAATGTTATGACCGCTAATGGTAATGTATTCCCAATGGGAAATGCTACACCATCGGAACTGACAAACATTGAAGTTTATAATAATATATTTTTAGTCGAGGCTAGTAAATTTGCCATCAATGGTTCTCCCCTCCATACCGAGACAGGTAACGAATACGATGGCAATATTTACTATCGAATTAGCGGAAGTGGTAATTTACTTAAAGATTTTGATAAAAACAATGGTCAAGAAAGAGCCGATCTTGACGCCTTTAGAGCGAGTGCTGAAGGGATAGCTAGTGGATGGGAAACTAACGGATTAGATCAAACTGATGGTAATCCTTTTATTGATTTAGATAGTTATCCTTACCCCATGACAATTACTTCAGGTTCATCCATTGCTATTGATAATGGTGTGGCTTTACCTGCAAGTTTTCCAGATAGAACAGCTTATAATGGTGATTTAACAATAGGTTGGCAGCCTTATAATGCCGATCCTGGCATTCCTGTTAAATCATCAGGTTTGATTAGAACAGTTACAAATACATCTATAGGAAATCAGACTTTTAGGGATAGCCAATTACATACTACCCCTAATGCTGCCATGTTTATTATCACCTCAGCTATTACTGACGGAACAGCTTCAAGCGATTCAGTTTTAGGGATAGGGTTTGCTACAAGTACAAGCGAAAGAGTAGCAATTTGTCAATGGGATGACGATGCAGTTGGTACTACAGCAACTAGAAGAAGATCAATTGAAGATGGTTGTATTTTTGTGATAACCTCTACTGGAACTATTACGGCACAAGCTGATTTTGTACAATTTGATGCTGATGTAGGCTCAGGAGCAGGTGTAACAATTAACTGGACTGATGCGCCTGACGCCGCTTATCTAATCACCGTTATTTTGTTTGATGCGACTAATGCTAAAGTTGGGACTTTTTTAACTCCTGCCTCTAATGGGGGGGCAGTTGCCCCCTCTATAGGCTTTCAAGCTAATGTATTTTTATTTATTGCTGCCAGTGGAGCAATACCTGATAGTTCGGCTACAGCCTTATTATCTTTCGGTATAGCAGGAGGAAATTTAACACAACGTTGCTGGGTTACTCGTTCTGCCAATGGTGTAGCCGATACTGATGTTTCTTCTCAATTTCTTAATAATAGAGTATCGGCCAGATTACAATCAGGAGGAACGGTCTTAAATGCTACCGAATTAACGGCTGTAGGCGCAACAGATTTTACAATTACGCAACGAACAGGTGCAGGAGGAACGGATGAGGTAGGCTATTTAGCGTTGCAATTCGATGATGAAAATTACTGGATTGGTGATACTGATACTCCTACTGCAATAGGTACACAAACAATAACCACACCTACATTTTACCCTCAATTGGTTATTTTAGGATTAACTAATACAGAAGCAGCTAATACAGCTTACAACGATAATAAGGCAGGCAGTATAGGGATAGGCGCATTTACTTCTTATAATTCGTTTTCAAATGTTATTTATACCGAAGATGCCGCTGCCACTACCGTATCTAAATCACTATCGGATGATTTAGCTATAAATTTACCTGACGACGATGGAACTGTTCAAAATCTTGCTTCATTTATTCAATTTACTTCCACAGGTTGGCAGCTAAATCATACTAACGTAGCAGGGACAGCTAAAAAAGTATTTGCTTTTGCTCTAGAAGGCCCTGCCGCTTCTACTACTACAATAGCTCCAATTTCCAGACACTACCACATAATGAGACGACGATGAAAATATTAAAACAATCCACTGCTGTTACACTTCATTACGGTCAATTTGTAGATAAAACAGATGGGGTAACACCTGAAACCGCTATATCAGGAATGAGTGTTTATTTAGGTAAAAATGGCGCTACTATGGCTTTAAGAAACAGTGCAACAGCTATAACTCATGACAGAGGGGGGTATTATTTTCTTCCTTTAGATACCACTGATACTAATACACTTGGAAAATTAAAAATACAAACAACAGATAGTGCTGTCCATTTAGGCGTTTGGGATGATTGGATGGTTGTACCTGCTGAGGTTTATGATTATTTTGTAGCTGGTACTGATAATTTTACGGTCGATTTAACAAGCGGAACTATTGATAGTATTCACGACGAAGTAGTAGAAACAACTATTACTTTTAGGCAAGCTGTTAGATTATTATTGTCTTTTGCAACAGGTAAAAGTTCAGGTGGTGGTACTTCTACTGTTGTATTTAGAGATATAGCCGATAGTAAAAATCGTATAAGTGCAACTGTTGACGCTAACGGAAATAGAACAGCGGTAGGGACTAGGGATGGCTCCTGATTATATTTTATCAGAAGATTATATACCAGTAGATTATATTCCCCTGGATTATTTTCCTGAATATGGGGATGCTGTTGTTGAGGTATCTCTATTACAAGAAGATACTCTAAATATTCCTACTCAGTTTCAATCTTTGTCTTTACCTGTTATTGTCAGTGACCCTTTATGGCAAACTGACAGACAGGGTTATATTGAAACTTTATCGGATGAATTGAACGATTATCAACATTCGATTTCAGCTTACAAAGGTTTTGACCAATGCTCATTTTCAATTGCTGGCAATAGTTCTTATATTGATAATTGGTTAATCAATGGTCTAGGTAGGCATATTGTAACTAAAAATGAAAGTTTGGTTGTTATTTGGGAAGGATTTGTAAATAGAATCAGTGTTCAAATTGGGGGAGAAAGTAAGGTTATAGGTCCATTGCTCGATATGGGCAATTCAGTTATTGGTACTTACTCCCCACTGGATGTAAATACAACCCCTCCTAGTTCCGGGGAAAGTACTACTACAGATTTAGTTGAGGATGCTACAAGTCGAAATAGATATGGGGTAATTCAACAAATATTATCGGTAGGTAGTACAACTCAAACTATAGCCGATCAAGCGGTTAACAAATATCTTTATGAAAATAAATTCCCTCCGACTTCTACCGATATTAGTTCGGATGGAGGCGATGTCACTCTATCAATAGAATGTTTGGGTTATTATCATTTATTCGATACTTATTATTATAATAATTTAATAAATATCACAGATGATTTAGACAATGTATTATTAGCAATTATTCAAGCTTACCCTCAGTATTCTACTATATTTAGTAGTGATACAAGTAGATTTGAAAGTAATTCTTTACCTATACCTACCTATGAAGATAGTTCACCTAGAGCAAAATCTATTATTGAAGAATTAGTACCTCTCGGAGATGTTGACTTAAATCGTTATAGTTTTATGGTTTTAGCGGATAGACAAATAATCTATGAAGCTGTTGTAAATGAAATAGAATATCTTTATCGAATCGAAGAACAATCTATTGAGGATAAACAAAACAATAGAGTTTTTCCCTGGAATATTCAACCTGGGAAATGGTTAAGAACTCCTGATTTTTTAGTAGGACGTTCTCAACCAACAAATCTAAAAGAGGATTTAAGAAATACGTTTATTGTTTCTGTGACATTTACAGCGCCAGATCAATTTCAAATATCAGGTGACGAATTGGAAGAACTTCCTCAATTATTAGCTAAAGTCCAAAGAGGAATAAATATACCAGGGTAAAATAGAAACTCCCTCTAATGAGGGAGTTTGAAATAAATTTAGAAGAGGATTAGTTTAAGGTGATTCTATCTAACTTAGTGCAATTTTCAGTAAAAGCTAAATATTCAAAACCATCATTTACGATTTGAAACTGTAAGGTAATTCTATCACTGTTAATCTTAGTAATTCTACCAATAAGTTTTTCACCATTTGTAAAAGCATTTAGAATACTTGAAACTTCGATAATATCACCTATTTTTAACATTTTATAACTCCCTCGAAAAATTTATCATCTAATTCTACAGATATATTAACACACTTTTTTTTATTTGTCAAGTATCAATTTGTATAAATATAATAACTCAACCTTAAATTATGACAAATACACTTAATCCAGATGTTTTGGCTAAATCATTAAATGGTTATTTTATTGGAAGAAATGATTTTGTAAATCGTTGGGGAAATATCATATCTTCTTATATGATGTTACCCGGATTAAGGTTTTTCGCTCCCATGAGTGTTGTAGGTTCATCCGGTCAAGCGGTTGACTTGGCATTAGGAAATAGTTTAACAAATAATGCCAATTCGTTATTTATTCATACTTCTGCTAACAGTGTTCCCTATTGCATTTACAATGGAACTACTCAGTATCATTCCATAGCTGATAATGCCGCTCATGATATTATTGGAAATGAAGCTTATATTTCTAATACAGGGTTAACCATTGGAATGTGGGTACAATCAGATACAACCCCTAGTACAGCCACTAGATTATTTTCAAAAGGAACAACGACAGGTAATGCTAGGGCCTATGCTTTGAGACGAAATACCTTGAACCAGTTTGTTTTTGGAGTTTCAAATAATGGAACTACAGATACCACAGTAGCTACAGGCTTAACTTTTGATGCAGATGTGTGGTATTTTATCGTAGGTGTTTTTGTTCCATCTACTTCTATAACGATCTATCAAGGTTCATCTAGTGGATTTATTTCAGTAAATAATACAACCTCTATCCCTGCAACGTTGAATAATTCTGCTACTGGTTTAGCTATTGGCGCTCAAGCAGATGGTACACAATTTAGTGATATTAGAGTTTCTATGTGTTTTTTATGTTGTCAATCTTTGGGGGAATCAATTATAAAAAACTTGTTTGTTCAAAGCAAACTAATCTATACGGTATAAATAAAACTTTCCGGGTAATAGAAATTCTAACTTTTTTAACGATAAAAATTAACCGTAATTTTCGATATATTTTAATACCTCATCAAAATCATACCTGCTATCTATTCGGATAGAATACCATTCTTTTCTATCTGCTCGTTTAATAATTGTTCCAAATTCTTCTAAGTCATTAGCGGAATCCTGAGAGGCTTGAAACCATATCTCATTATTAAATTTGAAAATATTAGTAATAGCTACTTCTCTTTTTGGTTTAGGCTTTTCCATTATTTCTCTCTTTTTTCATAATTCTCAATCCAATACGCAACTTCTTCAAAATCATATCTACCATCTACAGTTAACAAATAAAGATTACTACCGTTATCA